AAGTGTGGTGTAAAGAGTAATGTGCGCACAACTCATGAAGCGCAAGGAGAAACTTACTCGAGAGTAATGCTGGTGCGAACAAAATTTCAAGAAGATGCTCCTTTCGTTTCGCATAATCACATTACTGTGGCGTTGTCCCGACATACGGAGTCGCTGACTTACTCCGTTTTATCCGCTAGACGCGGGGACGCAATATGCGACGCCATTGAGAAGGCTCAAAAACTCGTAAATGAATTTAGAATTTATCCTCAGTCATTTGGAGGTTCTACTCTGAAATTGGAAGGGGAAAAGGTCAGCCTCGACGGAAGTAGCTGCAAAGCCTCTTCGGCTCCCTATATGGTGATTAACGACTTCCTCAACGATATCGTTGAAGGTAGTGCTGTTGTAGAACTCGGAGATCTATCTGCTGAGTTGAGTACGCAACCTTTTGAAAGCGGTGCCAGTGATGTAACCATCAGAGACTCTAGCGACAGCAGGAACTTGAACGAGCACGGCCGACAGCGCGTTTAGCGTCGTCAAATCTCAAGCGATCCCCAAAAGACGACCCTCATTACAAGAAAATTTGCTGTCCTACGAATCGCGTAATTATAACTACACTACGTGCGATAGATATTCTGGAGCACAAGAGTTTGGTGAAGCAATGGCAATGAATGCACTGCGAAGAGCTTTTGATCTGGAGAAATTAGCAGAACTTCGCGATTCCATCATAGCTATCACCAATAAAGGGATTCGTGAATGGTTAAGCAAACGGGAACCGTCGCAAATTAAGGCGCTTGAGAAGGATCTTGAAAAACCCTTGAATCTGGAGGAAGAGATAATCAAATTTAAGTTGATGGTGAAGAGAGATGCTAAGGTGAAATTAGACTCTTCTGCTCTACAGAAACATCCTCCGGCACAAAATATCATGTTCCACCGCAAAGCGGTGAACGCGATCTTTTCTCCGTGTTTCGATGAATTTAAAAATAGAGTTCTCACTTGTGTGAAACCTCATATAAAATTTTTTACTGAAATGACCAATCAACAGTTTGCTCGAGTCGCTGAGGATATACTGGGGTTGGAAAGTGAGTACAACGTCGGAGAAATCGACTTTTCAAAATATGATAAGTCGCAGGATTCGTTCATTAAGGCATGTGAACGCAAACTTTATGAAGCTTTTGGATTCGAACCTGAACTTTTGAGTATCTGGATGGAAGGTGAGTATCGTAGTGAAGCTACGACGTTAGACGGTCAGTTGTCGTTTACAGTTGCTGACCAAAGAAAATCGGGAGCTTCCAATACTTACATTGGCAACTCGGTGATCACGCTGTGCATAATCTGTATGTACTATCAAGTGCAAGAGTTCTCAGCTTTGTTCATTTCGGGCGATGATTCTTTGATTTTTTGCGAAAAACCCATTGCCAACTATGCTGATGAAATCTGCTTGGAACTGGGTTTCGATACGAAATTCCTCAACCCGAGTGTGTCCTACTTCTGCTCGAAATATTTGGTTAGGTGTGAACACAAAACGTATTTCTTGCCAGACCCGTATAAACTGCTGGTTAAACTCGGAAAAGCCGAGGAGAAATACAAACCAGCTGACATGTTTGAGATTTTTACGTCTTTCAAAGATTTGACGAAAGATTTCGGTGATGAACGCGCTGTAGAATTGTGTACTCTATTAGTTCAGGCTAAACATTTGAAAGAGTCTCCAAATATATATCCAGCTTTATGCACCATCCACTGTTTGAGAGCAAATTATTCGTCGTTCATTAAATTATACCCCAAGGTCACTGGTTGGGAAGTTTTCTACGGTAAATTTAGTGCTCTACTCCGAAGGTTCGGTCACTGGATTAGGTTCGAGAAGTACGAAACTCCTTTCGGAGAAGCGTTTTTTCTCTCTGAAAACGATGAAGAATGAATTACTGCGGTGTTTTGCGTAGTCATAATGCCGCTGGCAGTTCTATGAGCATTGAAATTTAATCGACAGAACAACACTGCTTCTCTGCGATGGATAAACGCGTCGATTATAGTTACCAAGCCGTTGGGTGTGAAATATGGGGGAAAGCTTTCGGAACAGATAATCCCGTCACGATCGATTTCGAAGTTAAAGTTGCTAGTGATTCTAAAATTCCCGCAGTTGGATTTAGTGGTGAAGATGTCGAAAGAAGATTCGTGGTTTGGTTTAGCTCACACAATGACCTAAGTGAACTAGTTTTTCAGCTGAATGAGGAAGACTTTTCTTCGTCTTGTTTCGTCACCAACCGGGAAAACGTAGATCGTGGAAATTGTGAGTATCATGAAGTAGGGAACTTCGAACTCGAAAGTTTCCGCGTGAATCTTAAGATATTCTCACACGAATCGATTGAGGTGAGATTGAATCGAGTGTCTGATTCGACTGCGATCGCCGCGTTCGCATACTCAACGGGTCTTCGAATTAGTGAAAACTATAGGTTATCGTTGGGTTCGGAAGTCTGCACGACTTTTAAAAAAGAGAGTTCTAAGAAGATTTCGATTCCTCAAGGTTACTCTTATTCCAAACTCAGGGACTCCCATGGTTTGAAGTGGACGCGTCTTCCGAGCCATTCTAGCAGTCTCGGAGCCGGTGTGTTGCAGAAAGGGTTTATTGATGGTCCCGTCGCAATCCTTAAAGAATCTATCGTCGCAAAAACCCCTGAAACATTGCAACATAGTTTAGAGTACACTGAAAATATTGGTGATTCAAGAGGACGGAAGAAACTCGAGAAGCCTCAGTATGAACGAGTTATACCCCAAAACTCTAGAGAGAAGTTTGGATTTGTTAGAACGCCACCAAATGAACATGACGTAGAAAACGCGAATTCGTGGTCGCATGAGGACGAAGGGAAAGGTGAACGAGAAATTTCTCGCGAGTTGTCGCGAAGACAAAGGAATCAACTTTCGCGCGGCGGTTTTGAATTAGTGTGTGTGATTTTCTTGGTGATAGTCTTTTCTCTAACTTTAATTGTTGTCCTAGTCAATTTGTTCAATTGATTTTTCGGTTGATCGGTGCTATGGATTGCGTGCTCAGAGCTTATTTACTCTTAAGCGTAGGTTTCTTACTCTGTCTCACCCTAATATTTATAGCTATTTTGTTTAGAAGTTTTATTCGATTTGTGTATTCAAGAGAAAAAGAGTTCGGAGAAACTCCTTTTGAAAGAAGAAATCCGAGTGCGGCTTTGTAAATGACAATCTTTGGTCTGGACTTTGGAACGACATTCTCGACGATATGTGTTTACACGCAAAATGAAGTTCACATGTTCAAACAACAGAATTCGGCTTATATACCAACGTTGCTCTATCTTTACTCGCCTGGAACTGAATTAGCTTTTGGGTATGACGCCGAATTGCTAGGTAATGACTCCGAAGTGAGTGGAGGGTTGTTTCGTGATTTAAAAAGGTGGGTTGGTTGTGATGAAAACAACTTCTCTTTATACAAGGAAAAGCTCAAACCTTCCTACTCCGTGAATCTAGTTCAAGTGGGTTCCGGTGATAGGAAGACCGTGTTGTTGGGAAATTGCGCTGGTACGAAATCTTTAGTTGCTGGTTTGCCGTACCTGATTTCATACTACATACAAGCGATAGTTAACTCTGCCTCAGAAGCGTTCCGAACGACGTGCACTGGAGTCATATGCTCAGTGCCCGCTAATTATGATAGCGTCCAGAGAAACTTCACGCAGAAGTGCGTGAGTTTGAGCGGATTCAATTGTGTGTATATGGTGAACGAGCCCTCCGCTGCGGCTCTGTCGACGTGCAACAGAATTGGCAGAGATCCTTGTTGCATGTTGGTTTACGATTTCGGGGGAGGAACTTTCGATGTATCTGCTCTATCAGTGCGCAATAACACTTTCGTCGTTAGAGCTTCGGGAGGTGATCTAAATCTAGGTGGACGGGACGTCGACAGAAGTTTCTTGAAAACGTTGTATGAGGAAATCAAATTAGAACCGGATTATTCCGTAGACGTGTCAGCCTTAAAGGAAGCTCTGTCGAAATCTTCGGCTCCTATAAAATACACTCTAACGTCTCCTCAAGGAGAAAAAGGGGAAGTTTTTGCGAGCAACGAAACTCTCAACAGAGTTGTGTTACCTTACGTGGATAGAACTATGGTCATTCTCAATGATGTTTTGAACGAATACGAAAAGAATGTTGGGGCCACTCGAGGTCAGACTAAAGTGAAGCTGATCTTGGTGGGTGGTTCCTCTTACCTTCCCGGTCTCAAGACCAGATTGAAGGCTTTGCCATTCGTTGAAGATTGTATAGATTTACCAGACGCCAGAGCTGCTGTTGCAGCTGGATGCGCTCTTTACTCGTCGTGCTTGACGGATGATTCTCCAATGTTGCTCGTGGATTGCGCGTCTCACAACGTGAGTACTCCGAACTTCAGATGTGAATCAATCGTATGCGTGACCGCTGGTTCACCGATCCCTTTCTCAGGAACTATCAATATTAATATGAGGAATTCTACTGCTTCAGCCGTGTATAAGGCTACCTTATTTGAAGGAGACTACAACAAGTGTCCAAGAAACAGAAAAATTTTTTCCGGTGAGGTTCGAATGGCGGACGTTGGAGTTACGTCTACTGTCAGCACGACGATCGCGATAACATTAGAAGTTAACGTTTCTTCCGTCGGAACCATTGAGTTCCGCGTGAAAGGTCCTAATGGCAAGTCAGTGATAGTTGGAGACAAACCAATGTACGACTTCTCGTCTGTCACTTTCCTAACACGCAGTGTAGCGGAATTGCATAAACACAGCTTCAATAAGGTGTTGTATGTTTTGAGTTTAACAAGAACGCCAGCACAACGGAAATCTATTTCTGTGAAGGAGGCAGAAAATACTTTTTCTCAAAACGTAAGTGAAAATCTAGAGACGGAATTGAAGAAGAACAAGAACTTTGACCAGGATGTCTTCTCAGTTCTCAAATTACTCTTGGGGAGATCTGTTTCGAAGGTTTTACGGGGATCCAGATTGGAGAAACTTCTTCTCTGAAGCCATCAAGACCTGCTCACGAAGAGTAGAACAACCAATTACTGTTGGGAACTTCACGTATAGCGTACCTGTGCTAAATGCGGCGCGAGAAGGTAGCGTTGCATTGGAGTTAGTCTACCTAGTAAATAGTGAAAAAATTTTTAAATGGGCGAGTTCGTGTGGTTTAAACATTGAAAATTGCATTAGGGACATCGATGTTTCGAGTAATTGGTGCACTAAAGAAGTCGAAGAAGTGCCCAAATCAACGGGATGTAGGTTCGGTGTTGAAGAAGCTAAACAATTTCTTCAAAGATTGTATAGTTACAGGAAGATAGACGGTTTCGAGGTGGAACATTGTTGGTCTCTGTCGAACTCTTGTGGAGTGTTAGTTGACCCAAATGATATTAAAAGGTTCGTATCTCTGACCTTTAAAACCACTACCGACATAAATTCCAAGGAAGAAGTGAGTACAGGTACCACCATGGGTGACTATCTCGTATACTGCTTAGGATTGTACGAAAGATCGGTTCAAAAATCTTTCTCAGGTCAAACTCAACTATTCGAAAACTTTGTGCGGTATGTTAGAAAGTATTTATCGAAGACTGATTTAAGGTATGAATCAGCGAAGAGCAATCCCGTTATCACTGGAATACTATACGATATGTGTCTGGAGTATAACATATTTTCTTCAACGTACTTAAAGAATATCAGCGATTTCGATGTATTCTTTAATAAATATTTACCGGTTTTAGCGGAGTTGTTCGAATTTAACTGGGTGGATGTTGCCTCAGACCCGCGTTTAATATTCGATATCGAAACTATGGAAGTACTAACCAGTGTACCCAAGTTGGGATTGCTAGACGCTGGGATGGTGTTGGGGCATAAATTAGTCGGTCTTGATTCTTACAAAGATGACGACAGAGGATTTCAAGCTCTCGAAGTTTACCTAACTGGCATAATGTCACGAGACAACCCCAATCTGAGCGAAGAACAGCTTTGGGTTGGGTTTCTACTGTATTACGGTAAGTACAGAACAGCTTCTAGTCGTATAGAAGCTCGACCGGAAAACTACACAGTCCCTGAACGGGCCGGAGGTTTCACGATAAAGATGTCTGGTGTAGAACGTGCGTTCGATGAATTGCAACGTAATCGCAAGGATATGAATGTTAGAAGGAGGTTCAACGCTAGCAAAGCGGATTTGGCGCTTTTTACATTCCGACGGTTGGGAATCAGTTTCAAACCATTAACGAATTTGAATGTACCTGAGAAATTCGCATACTTGCATTTAGACTACTACAAGTATATCGAGACTCGATACCTTACGGATGAAGAGAGTCTGATTATAAACAACATCTACAAAGAGGTTGATAAGATGTGCACTGAAAGGACTTTAGCTCTGCGTTCGAAAACTAAGAAGGCGGACGAGGTCGTGGGAAGACACAATCGTAAGCAGAAGAGTGAGTCCAAACACGAAGGTCGAACCAACGCACAGCGCTGGGGTAAGGTTATAAACTTGCGTCGTCCAGGGATTAACGAAGACTTTAACTTACTTAAATTGAGGTCGACTTTATACAGCGGCGTTGCCGGAACTCAGAATCATGGGCGATAAGAAAAGCAACGATTACGACAGTTCAATGCAAATTCAGAAAATTAACGAAAGCTCTAGCTCTATTTTGTCCAACATGAATAAAGACAAATTGGAAAGGTACTTCTCAAACACAACGTACGACAGCTGCGAATTTGTGGACTCCGACAGATTCAATAGTTTGGAAATAGACGAAATATGCGGAGTGCTTAAGGAAGGGTTTAAAACACATTTAAAGACGGTGGACGAAGATTTTCCGATACACATAACGTGGTTTTTAATACGAGCTGCCAAAGTGTCTACTAGTGAACGTACCACCTATAAATACTCTTATAGTTACGAAATTAAAGGAATGAAATACGTGGTGCAGGACTCCTGGATTTTTCCAACCGTGAAGTCAGCAACAAAAAAGTTTGGTAGACAAAATAGCGTGCGAGTGTTTTGTTCGACTTTCTCAGAATACTATCTCGTGGTGGCGGCTAAATTAGATCCCGCCGTTTTCACTGGAAGGTGTTTTGCGAGGAAAGGTTTACCAGCGAAACGCGAGTACCTGGGGGCAGATTTCGTGAACGGTAACGAGTCGGTTCTGGAGGACCGAGAACGCGCTATGTCCATCGTCGCCACAGAAAACACTCTCAAGAGAGCTAGTTTTAACTTAGCTGAAAAATCTTTAATAAGTCTGTACGACTTATAAACAAGGTTTTCTCTTCCAACTCAGTTTGAAGAGTGAACATATAAATAATTTTGAGATAAATCATGGCTTTATCAGGAGCAGAACAAATAAACTTCGACGTTAGCACGGAAGGGATATCGGCTACTCACAACGCTGATGGTATTTTAGCGGAAGATGAAAAGAAATTGTTCATCGGTGCCATCACGGACGCTTTTGAGAAGAAAGGAGTTGCGAAAGAGTACTTCGGTTTCTGCTTAGGTCACCTTTTGGTTGCTTTAGCTGTTCGAGGTACCTCTCCGGAAACCGAACACAGCAGCAACACGGAACTTACTAAACTAAAACTGAAGGACAAGGAAGTGAGCATAGATTACGGTGATTTATTCAAAGCTATAAGCACTATGAGCAAACTCAATAACAAGAAAAACCCCGTGAGAATCTTCGCTAGGTCATTTAGTGATGAATATCTCAAATTCGCAGCGAAACTTGGCAATGACATGCCTCGACTGGTTCGCGGAGATGCTTTAGGTCTACCCGCTGAACACAACTACCTAGCCGCTGATTTTATTGTGGCCAACAAGAACATGAGCGATTTAGAACAAGCTAGAAAATTGCATGCTAGCATTCACGCTCTCGCTAAGAATTCCGTTTCTGACGGTGAACCAATCACAAACCTCCACAAATTTGGTCGTGGAGCCAATAAGTGAGATGGTGGATGACGTAGCAAGCTCGCTTTCATCGTACCAGTGTAAGATCTTCGATGATGATTGTGTCTACTCTCTAAACCTAGATCTTACGAA